TGTAGCACAGCCCTTGGAGAGGGGCTCTAATAACTACTACTCTATAATACAAGGAGATCGCATAAATGAGCGACATTGTCAACGTGCCTATGGCGGCACAGAGAGATATCCAGACGGTGACGGCGGAGATCCGGCAGCTGCACCGTCAGGCCCAGTGCATGGTGCTGGGCTACGCCATCGAGATCGGACGGAAGCTGGTGGAGGCAAAGGCCATGCTGCCCTATGGACAGTGGGGGCAGTGGCTGAAGGAGGAGGTGGAATTCTCCCAGTCCTCCGCCCAGAACTTCATGCGGATCTTCGAGGAGTACGGGGCCAAACAGGTCTCCCTGTTCGGAGACGCAGAATCCCAAACGCTTGGGAATCTGCCCTATACCCACGCCCTGAAGCTACTGGCCCTGCCGGCGGAGGAGCGGGAAGAGTTTGCTCAGGAGCATCATGTGGAGGACATCTCCAGCCGGGAGCTGGAGAAGCTGCTGCGGGAACGGGACGAGGCCCAGGCAGACGCCAAGAGTGCCAAGGACGCCCTCGACGAGGCGGCGAAAATAGCGGAGAAAGCCGATGAGGCCCGCCGGGATGCGGAGGCCGCAGCGGAGAGAATTGCCAAAGAGCTGCAGGAGGCCAGAGGTGAGGCAAGCAATGCCAAGGGCCTGCTGGAGCGGGCTAAAAAGGAAGCGGAGACGGCCAGAAAGTCAGCGGAGGAGAGCCGGGCGGCGCTGAAGGAGCTGCGGAAAAACCCGGAGGTGCCGCAGGATGTCATGGAGGAGATGCGCCGGCGCATCGAGAAGGACGCAGCGGAGCAGGCGGCGGCAAACATGGAGGAGACCAAGCGTCAGGCGGCGAAGGAGCTGGAAAAGGCAGAGAGCCGGGCAGCGCTGGCGGCGGCACAAGTGGAAAATCTCCAGAAGCGGCTCTCGGCGGCGGATCCGGACACGGCGGTATTTAAGACGTGGTTCACGGCCGTGCAGGAGGATTTCCGGCGGCTGGAGGAGGCGGCGGGCCGGGTGTCAGAAAAGGACCCGGAAAAGGGTGACAAGCTGGCCAGGGCCGTCCGTGCGCTGCTGGCGCAGCAGCAGGAGGCGTGGGTATGAGATGCAAAGACTGCCCGGACTATCAAGAGTGCGTAAGGCAGCGTGATCTCAGGGCATACCGAAGACGGTGTATCAAGGCCAAGAAGGGTGCAAAATTGGCCGGCACGGCGAGCGGCGATTTGTCATTGCCTGAGTTGCTGCAGGCCATTCGTCGTCTCAAGGTAGAGACAGGTAGTTTCGCCTGCCTCGGCTGTGGATATGAGCATGACTGCGGTATCCACGGATGCGCCATTCTGCGAGCGGCGGAATGGCGGTTAGATAGTTCGGATGTAGCACCGGTGGTACGATGCCGAGAGTGTATGCATCATGTGGACTACTGTGGCTACTTGATATGCGGCAGAGTGACGACCCCAAAAGAGGGCACTATTGTTAAGCCGGATTTCTTTTGTGCGTCCGGACGGCGGAAGGAGGATGACCATGCCGAGGTGTAAGGAGCTTGCCGAGGCGCTGGAGATCATCGAGGCCCCGGTCGAGGTGGAGACTCGCTGCGGCAGATGCCGCTTCCGCAATAACAGCACCCTGTGGAGCTGCGCCTACATAGATATCGTGGGAGTCAGCAAGCGGCTGGCGTTTCCCCACGCCCTGCCGCAGGAGCTATGCGAGACGGAGGGGTACCCATGCATCGCCTTTCGGGAGGGCGAGCGCCAGGACAGCCCGTTCCGCAGCATATCCAGACTGAGTAAGGAGCAGGGCCGCCGCAGCCGCCAGGCACAGGAAAAAGAGTTCCTGCGGCTCTATGAGGGCGGCATTGCAGACAGACAGATCGCCAAGATCACCGGGGTCAAATATTCGCAGGTCCTCAGCTGGCGCCGGCAAAAAGGCTTGCCGGGAAATACCAAGCATGGCCGCCCCAAGAAACGATAATTTAACGGAGACTGCCGAGGAATATACCTCGGCGGTTCCTCCGGCGGCCTTCTGCGTTTCGGAGACCGTCGGAGGAGCCGGGTGCTTCGCACACGCCCGACTCCCACGTTGTTTTTCTCCTGTAGAAGCCGAGCCCGTAAGGACCGGCTCCGCATACTCGGTATGCGGCTCCTTCTGAGATGGAGGCAGGGCAGCGCCCAAGGGGCGGACAGTCAAGTCCGCTCCTTGGGCGAAAGCACAGGAGGAAACGGACGCTCGTTATATACGCACGCACGTGCGTATTTTGGATGGCTCTTAAGAGCCTAAGAATAGGACCACGGAGGAGAAAACGATGGGAGGCAAATGGATGATACGCACCTACAAGGCGGGCCGGGTGATTGAAAAGAGCAAGTTCTGGGTCCCGGCCAACACCAAGGCAAGAGCGGGCCGGGTGAAGGGCAACACATCTTCCGCCAAGCGGGACCAGAACGCCCGGCGGGCTGTTCACGTCTTGGCCAGGACGCTCAACTGTAATTTCTCCAAGGGAGACCTCTACGCCACGTGTAAGTTTACAGACGAGTATCTGGCTCGGATCGGCGGCGACTATGCAGAGCTGTCCCGCCTGCTGAGTAATTTCCTTCGTCGTCTGCGGCGGAAGCTTCGGAAGCTGGGGGTGGAGCTCAAGTGGGTAGCAGTACCCTCCGAGAAGGACGGCGAGACCGGCGCACGGAAGCGGCTCCATGTCCACATGGTACTCACCGGGGCCGGTATCCAGTGGCGTGATGGTGCGTGGTATGTGGGCGAGGAGACGCTGGAGGATATCTGGGGCATGGGGTCTATCTATGCCGAGCCGCTGCGTGGACAGCACGACTATACGCCGGTGGCGCTGTATATGCTGCGGCAGGCCCGGCGGGATGTGCCGGATGCCAAGGCATACACCACCAGCCGCAACATGATCCAGCCGGAGATCACGGAGCGCATTGTCCACACGTCCAACGCTATGCGCCAGCCTGCCCGTGCCTACCTGCTGGAGTCCAGTCAATACGATGCCGTCACCGGCTGCCATTACATCCGCTATCTGGCACCGGAGAAAGGAGGAGACCGTGAGAAATTACAAGGGGAAGATGGAACGGTATAGGCTTCCGGCCCGCAGGTACCGTGAATTGAAGGCATACTGTGTGCAGCATAGGAGGAGCCCCGAAATCACTGTGGCGCTGAGAAGAACGACGGATGATGCTTTGGCGGCCTACATACGAAAGCAGGTTACGGAATCCTGCTCCTTGGCTGCGCTGGAGGCGGCGGGACTGCCGTGCAATCGGGATACCTTCCGGGTGTATCGTGCGAAATTCTTCTGGATGCTGGATATGTTTGTGCCAAACGGGGCGGCCCGCCTTCAAGTATTTTGTGATACAAAATACTTGAAGGAGTGAGGACATATGCCGAGAGTATACCGTGAGGATCAGGCTGGTCCGCACAGGACCGCTTTTGATAAAAACAAAAAGCGCATCTATGCAACGCAAACAGTTTGCGGGATATGTGGCCAGCCGGTAGATAAAACCTTGCGTTATCCAGATCCGATGGCCCCGTGCGTGGATCACATCATCCCCATTGCGCGGGGCGGGCACCCATCAGACATCGAGAATCTGCAGCTTGCACACTGGGTCTGCAACCGGAAAAAGGCGGACAAATTGGCGAATGAAGCGGAAAACGGAGGTGCTGCACAGCAGCTGATTTCCAATCGCAATTTGCCGCAGTCGTTCGATTGGAAGAACTATCGAGGATAGGGGGATACCTCCCTCCCGCACGTGTGTGTGAGGTTCACGCCGTCCGTACGCAAAAAAACACACGAAAAACACATGAGAAATACACGGAGGTGAGAGGCAAATGGCTTACGAACTGAAGGGCATTGGCTATATGCGCCGAAAGCTGGCAGCCAAGAGAACCAGAGTGCTCACACGGTATGAATACTACGAGATGAAGCACCTGGCGGCGGATTTTGATATCTCCACGCCGCCAAGCTTGAAAACATGGAGATCCGTGCTTGGGTGGTGCGGACGGGCAGTAGATAGCCTGGCGGATAGGCTGCAATTCTGTGAATTTCGGGGCGATGACTTTGACCTGAACACCATCTACGCCATGAACAACCCGGACACACTGTTCGACAGCGCTGTCCTGTCGGCGTTGATCTCCTCCTGCTGCTTTATTTGCATTTCGCCAGATGAGGACGGCTTCCCACGTATGCAGGTCATTGACGGTGGAAATGCCACCGGCTGCATCGACCCCATTACGGGACTGCTGGATGAGGGCTATGCGGTGCTGGATCGTACGGATACCGGGGCTCCGAAGCTGGAGGCATATTTCACATCGGACCGCACGGAGTACATTGCAGCTGGCAAGCTGGTGCGGGTGGACTATCACCCGGTAGGGCGGCCGCTGCTGGTGCCGATCATCTATAGACCGGATGCGGTGCGGCCGTTTGGACACAGCCGTATTTCGAGAGCCTGTATGTCACTGGTGGGCTCCGCTATGCGGACCGTCAAACGCTCCGAGGTCAGCGCTGAGTATTATTCGTTCCCACAGAAGTGGGTGGTGGGGCTGTCAGATGACCATGAAGCGCTGAACGCATGGAAGGCATCGATGAGTTCACTGTTGGCGTTCGGGAAGGACGGGGACGGCGATTCGCCCACCGTTGGGCAATTCCAGCAGCAGAGCATGGCACCGCATACGGAGCAGCTGCGGATGTTTGCAGCACTTTTCGCCGGAGAGACAGGCCTGACGCTGGATGATCTTGGCTTTCCGTCGGACAACCCCAGCTCATCGGAAGCAATCAAGGCGGCGCATGAGACCATGCGCCTGACGGCCAGAAAGGCACAGCGGACCTTTGGGAGCGGCTTTCTCAATGCAGGGTATCTGGCGGCGTGTCTGCGGGACAATTACCAGTACCGGAGAGATCAGCTCTACTTGACCAAGCCGATATGGGAGCCGGTGTTCGAGCCGGATGCGGCGACGCTCTCCCAGGTCGGAGACGCCGCCCTGAAAATCAATCAGGCGATACCGGGGTACTTCGATAAGCGGACCCTGCGGGATATCAGCGGCATCCAGCCGGGGGATAACGCATGAGCCTGGACACAACGCTGTCGTTCATCCAGAAGATGACGCAAGGGGTACAGGGCAATGAAGCGGATGATGTAGCACTGCAGCTGCTGCAGAAGATGCAGCAGAGCTTTGAAGAGCTATATCGGGCAGATCGGAAAATCGCAGCAATCCTGACCAAGATACAGGCCGGCACGGCGACGCACATGGATACACAGGCCTATGCAGCCAGAGTGGGAGATCTGGTGTCCACGGTAATGGTGTCAAAACTCAATTCAGGGGTTTTACCGGACGGGAAAATGTATTATAATATCGCCCAGAGGACCATCCTGCCCGCTATGCAGACGGGGCATCAGATGATCACCACGACCGCAGACGAGGTGGAGCGAGAGCTACGCCGTCGGGCGGGAATCGGGATCAATCCCAGATGGACCGGCATGGATGAGGGACGGGTAAAGGCTATCATCGAAAAGGCCTGCAGCGGCGAGAGCTTTGACGATGTAGCCTATGTGCTGGATGAGCCGGTAAAAAACACCATGCAGAGCTTCGTGGATGATTTTGTGCGGAATAACGCCGACCAGCTGCGGAAAATGGGCATGAGACCCCAAATCACCCGCCGGGTGGTGGGCAGCTGCTGCGAGTGGTGTGCGGCGCTGGCGGGGACATACGACTATGGAACGGAACCGAAACCCGACTTCTACCGGAGGCACGATCATTGCCGCTGTGCTGTGATCTACGACCCCGGTACCGGGAAGGTACAGGATGCACACAGCCGGAAGTGGTACGCAACGGCGGAAGACATCGTGGCAAAACGCAAGACAACCAACACAAATGGCTTACCGCAGCAACTGGCGAAGCATCCATACAGACTCCAGTCATTTACGCCGGAGAGCCTGCTGGAAGCGTTACAGAGAGAAGGGTATGAGATAAAACCACTGGGGCGTGGAGCTATCAAAAATATACCCTTTTCCAGCGGCGGCGGGTACAGGATCAATTTTTCGGATGGAGGAGTCTTGCAATATCACCCCAGTGAACATAGCCATCATGGCGGCGCATATTTCAAAATTTCGACAGGAAAAGGAGGAACACACCGTTATGACCTCAACGGAAAAGAAATTGACTGAAAACCGATTGACCGAAGTGAAGAAGGCACTTGCTGCAAAGTATCGCTCGATTGCACTTGGCGGGGAAAATTTTTTCGTTGCCACAGATGGAGCGTTGTTCCGAGTTGGTGTATTTCCCGGTGAAATGGCGCTGGTGATTGAATATGCTGATACGGAACAGGAAGCGAGACAGAATGCGCTGGAGGATGGAGACCGGTTCTATTTGGACGAAATGGACTTGGACACTATGCTTCAAAACATGGTGAAAGAAATCGAGAGGTGCTGATATGGCCAATCGAAAAGGGCAGCAGACGCCGACACAATCGCATATCCTCCCGTATCGCCGCAGCCTTGGGACAAAGGCTGCGGCTTTGTACAATACCAGCGGCCGCAAGGCCCAGGAGTGGCAGAAGCGGATGCTGAAGGACATGATGGCCTGCACGCAGGGGAAGGGGCTGTGGGTCCACACGAAGTTCGGTTTTTCTGTTCCTCGCCGGAACGGTAAGAATGAGGTGCTGCTGATTCGTGAGATGTACGGACTGGCGGAGCTGGGGGAACATATCCTGCACACGGCGCACCGGACCACCACCACGCACGCTGCTTGGGAGCGCTTATACGATCGCTTGGAAAAGCTGGAGGGCGTAGAGATCGTGTCCTCCTATCGAGCATATGGCAAGGAGCACATCGAGCTATCTAACGGCGGAAAAATCGAGTTCCGCACACGCACCAGCAAGGGCGGCCTGGGCGAAGGCTTCGACCTTCTGGTGATCGATGAGGCGCAGGAGTATCAGGATGACCAGGAGAGTGCCCTGAAGTATGTGGTGACGGACTCCAAGAATCCGCAGACCATATTCATCGGGACGCCGCCCACACCGGTATCCAGCGGCACGGTATTTACCAAGTTCCGCACCGATGTACTGGCGGGGACGAAGGAAAATGCCGGATGGGCCGAGTGGAGTGTGGAGCACGAGACAGATCCGCATGACCGGGAAGCGTGGTACCGGACCAATCCGTCTCTTGGCACCGTATTTCAGGAGCGTGCGGTAGCGGACGAGATCGGTTCGGATAAGGTCGATTTCAATATCCAGCGCCTGGGCCTCTGGATACGGTACAATCAGAAGTCAGCTATTACACCGGATGAATGGCGGCAGCTCCGAGAGATGGTATTGCCGGAGCTTCAGGGCGGAATGTTCGTCGGCGTGAAGTATGGCCACGATGGAGAGTATGTCAGTCTGTCCATTGCCATCAAGACCACAGATACCAGAATCTTCGTGGAGTCCATAGACTGTCGTCCGGTCCGAGCGGGCAACGGATGGATCATAGACTTTATCCGGGCGGCGGGACCGGCTGTTCGGAAAGTGGTGGTGGATGGCGCCAATGGTCAGAGTCTTCTGGCGGCGGAGATGAAGGATGCCAAAATCAAATCTCCGGAGCTGCCGTCTGTGAAGCAGATCATTGTGGCCAACGCCTCTTTTGAACAGGGGCTGTATTCTGGCAGGATCTGCCACATGGGGCAGCCAGCATTGGAACAGGCGGCCACCAACAGCGAAAAACGAGCCATCGGCTCAAATGGCGGCTTCGGGTATCGTTCTATCAAAGAAGGCGTTGAAATCTCGCTGCTGGACAGTGTGATCCTCGCATATGCAGCGGCCAATGAGGCCCGTGACGTGCCAGTAAAGCAACGTATCAGCTACTAATCGCATAATTCACAGTCGCCCCGTTTTCGCACAGCGAAACGGGGCGACTTTTTACGTGCGGGGGTGCTGTATGATTTTAACATGAATACCGACCGCCGGGTAAGCGGGGAGAGGAGCAAGGCATGGAGTTCACACCCATCACCACGCAGGAAGAGTTCAACGAGGCCATTAAGGACCGGCTGGCTCGTGAGCGCCGGGTCACTGCGGAAAAATACGCAGATTATGACGAGATGAAGGGCAAGATCAGCACCTATGAAGAGCAGATCAGCACCTTCCAGCAGGCGGAGCAGCAGAGAGCCGATGAGACCGCAGAGCTGCAGAGACAGATCGACGAGCTGACGGCGAAAAACAAGCGATACGAGACCGACTCGGTAAAAACGAAAGTTGCGCTGGAACTCGGTTTGCCGGCTGCGATGGCATCCAGACTGACAGGAGAGGACGAGGCGAGCATCCGGCAGGATGCGGAATCGCTGGCATCCCTGTTTGCGAAGGCAAAGGGAGCACCGCCCCTGAGAAACTGTGAGGGTGATCCTGTGGACCCGAAGGAAGCTGCCCTGCGGCAGCTTACACAGAATTTGACAAAAGGAGAGTAAATTATGGCAGATATTCTGAGCAGAGGCAGTATGTTCCCGGAGGAGCTGGTGCCGGAGCTGGTAAACCTCACCAAGGGCAAGAGCGCACTGGCCGCCCTGTGCCCGGCAAAGCCGATCCCCTTTAACGGGATGAAGGAGTTCACCTTCTCGCTGGACCGTGAGGTGGACGTGGTAGCCGAGAATGGAGCGAAGTCCAAGGGCGGTGCCACCGCTACGCCTGTGACCGTCGTTCCCGTGAAGGTGGAATACGGTGTTCGCATTTCGGATGAATTCCTCTATTCGTCCGAGGATGTGAAACTGGACTATATGCGGGCCTTTTCCGATGGCTTTGCAGCGAAGCTGGCCAAGGGCTTCGACCTGATGGCCTTCCACGGCATCAATCCCCGCACGGCTGCGGCGTCCTCCGTGATCGGCGCCAATCATTTCGATTCCAAGGTTACGCAGACGGTGACTATTGCCGCAAGCGATAAGCCGGATGCCAACGTGGAGTCGGCCATTGCTCTGGTACAGGGCAGCGAGTACGATGTCAACGGCATCATCATGGCGCCGGCGTTTAAGTCCTCTCTTGCGGCTATGGTTGCCACCGATGGCCGCAAGATCTATCCGGAGCTGGCTTGGGGCAATGCGCCCAGCACCATCAACGGCCTGCGTGCTGAGAGTAATCTGACCCTGTCCGCAAATTCCAGCCTCGACCGAGCACTGGTGGGCGACTTCAATTACTTCCGCTGGGGCTTTGCCAAGGAAATCCCCATGGAGGTCATCCGCTACGGCAACCCCGACAACGATGCGACTATGGGCGACCTGAAGGGCCATAATCAGGTGTATCTGCGTGCGGAGGCATACCTCGGCTGGGGCATCCTGGCACCCAATGCCTTTGCGCTGGTGAAGGCTGCCGCATCTGGCGGGGGGCACGGCTGATGGAATACAGAAATAAAGCCACGGGTGCGGTGATCCAGACGGACTGCACCGTGTCTGGCGGGGACTGGGAGGCCGTGAGGCCTCCTGCCCCTGAGCATAAGGAGGATGCAGATGAGCGAAAGCTTTGCGACACTGCAGGACGTGATAGATCTGTGGAGAGCACTGACGCCGGAGGAGACGCAGCGGGCCGAGAAACTGCTGCCGCTGGTGTCGGACAGTCTCAGGCAGGAGGCACTAAACGTCGGAAGAAATCTTGACACCATGCTGCAGGAAGGGCGGGTGCTCCTCGCCGTGGTCAAGTCCGTAGTTGTTGATGTAGTCGCAAGGACCATCATGACGCCTACCAGCGGTGCGCCCATGACTCAAATGTCGCAGAGTGCATTGGGATATTCCGTCAGCGGGACCTTTCTGGTTCCCGGCGGCGGATTGTTCATCAAACGGTCGGAACTGGCCCGGCTGGGCCTGCTTCGCCAGAGGGTGGAGGTGATCGAACTGTATGACCGGAATAACCGTGACGCTGCTGAGTAAGCAGCAGACAGGTACAGATGCATTCAATCGCCCTACTTACAGTGAGATACCTATCCCTGTGGAAAATGTGCTGGTGGCCCCTGTCAGTGAACAAGAGGTGCTTGATACACTGAATTTGACCGGCAGAAGGGCTGAGTACCAGTTGGCTATCCCTAAGGGTGATCCTCACATCTGGGAGGGTCAGCGAGTCCAATTCTTCGGGGAGACATGGCGGGTCATCGGTAAGCCGATAAGAGGGATAGAGGCACTGATCCCGCTGGAGTGGAATCAGAAAGTGACGGTGGAGAGCTGCTGTGGCAAAGTTGGAAATTAAGCTCACCGGTGTGCGGGAGTTGCTCCGCTCCGACGAGGTACACGATATGTTGATGGAGCAGGGACAAGAGATCATGGCCCGCTTGCCGTCTGAAGATTATGAGATATCTGACTACTGCGGCGCAAAGAGGTGGAACGTTGGCATCCACGCAACCAGCGAGCGTGCTATACGTGCCTGCCTGAAGCATGATGAACTGTTGAAAGCTGTGGGAGGTGGCGGAAAGTGATTGAGACCGTTGTTTTGCGTCATCTGGAAGAGAAAACAAAGCTCCCATGCTATCCGGAGGTCCCGGACCGGTCAGAGGATGAGTACATTATCATCGAGAAGACCGGAAGCGGACGTACGAATCATATCAACCGGGCCACGATCACTGTGAAGTCCTGTAGCCAGATATCCCTACTGCGTGCGGCGGAGATCAACGAGGCTGCAAAAGCAGCCATGGATACGCTGCCGGAGCGGCCAGAGGTGTTTCGCTCGGCGCTCAACAGTGACTACAACTATACGGACACTGAAACCAAGACATACCGCTATCAGGCGGTATATGACATTACTTTTTAGGAGGTGCTATATGAGCGATACCGCAAATGTATCTGCCGGCAAAGCAAAAATCGGCGGTGCAGTCAGCTGTGCGGCGCTGGGGACAACGCTGCCTACTGATGCCACGACGGCACTGGATAAGGCCTTCGCCAGTCTGGGTTATTGCTCGGACGATGGCCTGACCAATGAGAACTCGCCGGAAACGGAGGAGGTCAAGGCGTGGGGCGGGGACACGGTGCTGACGCCGCAGAAATCCAAGCCGGACAAATTCAAGGTGACGCTGATTGAGTCCATGAATGTGGATGTGCTGAAAGCTGTTTACGGCAAGAGCAACGTTACCGGGACGCTGGCGACAGGGATCACAGTGAAGGCAAATGCGGATGAGCCGGAAGCGTACTGCTGGGCAGTGGACATGATCCTGAAGGGCGGCGCCCTGAAGCGCATTGTGATCCCGAAAGGGACGATCACGGAGGTAGGCGAGATCGCCTACAAGGATGATGGAGCCATTGGCTACGCTGTCACCATCTCCGCAGAGCCGGACGGTAGCGGCAATACCCACTATGAATACATCAAGGCGGCGTCGTAAGGAGGATATATGGAGAAAATGCATATCCAAACCTCTGCCGGCTTCGAGTGGGACATGGATCCGGCTGTGATGGACGATATTCTGGTGATCGAGGATCTGGCGGCATTGGACCAAGGGGACCTCTTGAAGGTGCCGGAGGTCCTGCAGCGACTGCTGGGGGAACCCGGTAAGCGGGCCCTGTACGAGCACCTGAAAACAGAGGGGGGCCGTGTGCCTATCTCGGCAGTGTCTGCGGCGTTGGCCGAGATTATCACCGCAATGGGTGACTCCGGAAAAAAATAATGGCCCTCGCCAAAATGATCTCCGTGGATCGAGATGCGCTGATCTGTGACATGGCGGAGACCTACCACATCTATGATCTGAGAGGGCTGCCGGGCAGGATGCTGGCAGTCCTCGCTTTTGGCCTGAGGGCAGACAGCCGCATCATGCAGCGGCTCAACAAACAGGAGTTTGCCACAGAAACCATGCTGCTGGCAACCATTGCTGACCGGCTGGGCCTGCTGGTGTGGCACCAGACGAGAGACGGACAGCGTGGTGTAAATCGCCCGCAGTCTATTATCGAGGCCATGACCGGAGGACAGACGGAGACAATAGGTTTCGCATCTCCGGAGGAGTTCGAGGAAGCAAGGAGGCGGATCATCTATGGCGACTGAACTGGCAAAAGCATATGTGCAGATCCTGCCATCTGCAAAGGGCATGACCAATAAACTGAAAGAGGAAATGGGCGGCCCTGCGGAAAAGGCAGGGAGCGATGCAGGGGCAAGACTGGGCGCCGCCATCAAAAAAGCCATCACCGCTATTGGAATCGGCACTGCTATCAAACAGGCCATTACAGAGGGAATGGACCTAGAACAGAACCTCGGCGGTACAGAAGCGGTATTCGGAGATTTTGCCGCATCCATTCAGGAGACTGCAAAGACGGCCTACAAGAACATGGGCACCAGCGCATCGGAGTACATGGCCACGGCCAATAAAATGGGAGCCCTGTTTCAGGGCTCCGGGCTGCAGCAGCAGGAAAGCCTTGACTTGACGGCCAAGGCCATGCAGCGGGCGGCGGATGTGGCCTCGGTTATGGGCATTGACACCTCTATGGCACTGGAATCTATCGCCGGTGCCGCAAAGGGCAATTTTACCATGATGGACAATCTGGGCGTGGCTATGAACGCCACAACGCTACAGGCCTATGCGCTGGAGAAGGGCATCAATTTCGAGTGGAATACAGCCAGCAATGCGGAGAAAGCGCAGCTTGCCATGCAAATGTTTTTCGAGCGGACAGAGCAGTACGCAGGAAACTTTGCCAGAGAATCCGAAGAAACGCTCTCCGGTTCTATGGGAGCTGTGAAGGCGGCCCTGCAGGATGTGCTGGGCAATATGGCGCTGGGGGAAAACGTTGCGCCGTCGCTTGCCGCCTTGAAAACGACCATTATCAACTTTGCAAATAACCTCCTGCCGGCACTGGCAAATGTCATCACAACGCTCCCTGCTGCGGCCATGCAGGTGGTAGTCGCTATTCTGCCGGGGCTTATCGAGACCGGAATACAGGCAGCAAATGGGATGCTTCAGGGATTTGCGGAGGCTATCCCGAACGTAGCTCTGAATATTGCCCTGATGATACCGCACATCGTAGAAGCGATTGCGGAAGGTGTACCTCAGCTGCTGGAAGGCGGAGGGAGCATCTTGAATGCTATCCTTGAAGGGATCACGCAAACCATGCCGATCCTCGTCGCCCAGCTGCCTATGATCGTGACGGCAATCACCGAGTGCCTGAGCGGAAGCATTGATATCATCTTGGCGGCGGCTACGCAGTTGTTTGACGCAGTTGTGCAGGCAATCCCAATCATCATACCGCCGCTGCTGGAGGCGATACCGGAAATCATCGAGACGATAGTTTCCTTCTTGACCTCCAATGTGCAGACCATCGTGGACGCTGCGGTGCAAATGAATTACGGGATCATCAATGCGATACCCATCATCATTGATGCGCTGATACCGGAGCTGCCCCACATCATATGGACAATTACGGAAGCGCTCATTGACGCACAGCCAAAGATACTGTCTGCGGCGGTACAGGCGCTCCTTAGCATCATTGGTGCTGTACCAAAGGTGCTGGGAAGCCTGCTGGATGCAATGGGGAGCGTTGGCAGCAATCTTGTTAAAGGCCTGTGGAACGGTATCAGTGATGTAACCGGCTGGGTGCTGGATAAGATCAAGGGCTTCGGGAAAAGCATCTTAAACGGCATCAAGTCGATTTTCGGCATCCACTCGCCGTCTACCGAGATGGCTTGGATGGGTAAGATGCTGGATCAGGGTCTTGCGGACGGTATTACAGATAACCTTCACCCCATCAGATCGGCCATGGATGAAGTGACTCAAATGACCACGGGCAGTGTGGAGAGCAGGCTGGCTATGAGCGTGTCCGGAGATATGGGCAGACCGGCGGGGACGGATGCCGGTTGGGGCTCCGTTATTACGCTGCTGGAAATGCTGGTCATGCGCCTGCAGAAGATGCAGGTGGTGTTGGACAGCGGCGAGGTAGTGGGCTGGGTAGACACCGGCCTGCGGCGCAGCAGTGGGAAGCAGGAAAGAGGTGTGGTGTGATATGTTGTACGGTATAAGCATCAACGGCGTGAATGTGCTGGAAAAATATGGACTGTGCCTGTTGGCGGATGCCGTCATTCCGGCCCCATCGCCAAGGGAGACCAGATACACCGTGCCGGGAATGGACGGCAGCATTGATGCCAGTCGTGCGCTGACCGGAGAACCGGTGTTTGATGATGTGGAGATCACATTCACGCTGTTCGCCGGAAAGGCAGATGCAGAGCTGTCGAGTATCCGGACGGAGCTGCTGAACAGCCACCACGGCCAGCGTGTGAAGGTGGTATTTCCGCCCGATGCAACGCATTATCGGATGGGAACGCTGAAAATAGGCGCAGCGAGTGAGTACAATGGCGGGAGGATCCCGGTGACGATGCTGGCAGATCCCTGGCGCTACAAGCTGACGCCTACCACGGTGGCCCGCTCCGATTTGGGGACGGCTTACAAACAGCTGTCACTGCCCAACGAGCGGCGGCCGGTTATCCCCACCATCACAGTGGAGCAGACCACCACTCTGCTGTGGGGCGGCAGCACCATCACCCTGTCCGCTGGCACATACCGCCGGGCAGATATCTGTCTGGCGGCAGGGTCCAACATCCTCAAGGCCAAAGTGGCCAGCGGCACAGGGAGTATCTCTGTGGAGTATCAGGAGGCAAGCCTGTAATGTATCGCCTTACGTATGAGGACTATATTCTGTACGATCCAAGGCTTGCCACACCGGAGGACAGGCTGATCATCCGGGATCCGAAGGTCCATCTGGCAGTGGACAAGGCCGGCGAAATGTCCTTCCTGCTGCAGCCGGAGCATCCGTATGTAGATAAGATCCGTAAAATGAGCGGCGTGGTGGAACTGACAGACGGCGCTACGCCTATCTACCGGGGCCGCATTACCAGAGACACGATAGATTTCTACGGCGTCCACACTGTGGAGACCGAGGGCCTACTGGCCTGTCTCAATGACAGCATCATCGAGCCATTCGCATATCCGGAGGATTTTGCGGAGGACGCCGGGTATCAGGAGGCAGCGGCCTCCGGAAATGTGGTGGATTATCTGTTCCGCTGGCTTTTGGCCCAGCACAATGCACAGGTATCCACCGAGCAGCGGCTCGAGCCCGGCACTTGTACAGTGACGGATCCTAACAATTATATCACCCGCAGCAGCACCGACTATCAGACCACAATGGAGACAGTCAGGGGCAAACTTTTCGGTTCTTCGTTGGGCGGACATCTGCTGATCCGCTACGAGGCGGACGGCAATTATCTGGATTACTATGCAGACCTGCCCTTGACCAACACGCAGTCGGTGGAGTTTGCGGCCAATCTGTTGGATCTGACTGCGGAGTTGGACGGCACAGACATCTATACGGCCATCCTGCCGCTGGGGAAGGATGGCTTGACCATCGCTGAGCTGCCAGACACCGACCTGACAGACGATCTCGTCAAGAACGGCAAGATCATCTATAGCAAGTCCGGTATTGCCGCTCATGGCCGCATTACCCGCTGCATCAAGTGGGACGATGTGACCGTCCCGGCCAACCTGCAGACTAAGGCAAAGGCGGCGCTGGCAGACAACGGCCTTGCTATGCCGGAGACTATTACCGTCCGGGCGGTAGACTTGGGATGGCAAGATGCGGTACAGCACTTCAGGATAGGGCGCATGACATTGTTGGCCAGCACGCCACATGGATACAGAGCCCCGTACCCATTGCTGGAGCTGTCACCGGATATTCTGGACCCCGGCAACACGCAGATTACCATGGGGGCTACAAGAGCCACCTACACCGGGAAACAGATAGAGGAGGACCGGCGGCGGGACGAGGAAACCAACCGCCGGGAGGAAAATATCAAAGAGGATACCCGGCAGCAGTTGGATCAGGTGATCCGGTCCACCAGTCAGCAAATTACCGATCTGCAGAGGAATGTCGACAGTATTATCCTCTCCGCCTTGGAGAGATATGTGGAAACCGGAGACTTCGAGTCTTACAAGGAGGAGGTCTCTACCAAACTCTCGGTGCTGACCGATCAGCTCAGCATTGATATCACCCGCATCACAGAACGTATTGACGATGTGGACGGTGATCTCCAGAGCAAGTACAGCGAGATCACCAAAGCGTTTAGGTTTACATCTGAGGGTTTAATTATAGGTGAAAGCGGGAACGAGATACTGCTGCGGCTGGATAACGACGTACTGCAGTTCGTGCGGAACAATACCCCTGAATTGCAAATCACCGCCGAGGGTGTAGAGGCCATGCGCATCAAGGTTTCCATCCTGTGCATCGGCAATGTGGTGTGGATGGAAGATGAGAACGGCGACGTGATCGCCGCCTGACAGGAGGTGTAACATGGCGTCTATCTATGGCAGTACCAATAAGGGCTGGCGTCTGCGGCTGGACTGGTCCATTACTGGCCAGTCTATCGCCAACAACACCAGTACTCTGAGTCTGGCCCTCTGGATATACGACGGGAGCGGATACAGCCAGAACGAAAGCTCCGGCGAGGCTTACTATATCCTGCAGGGGAGTAAGTCCTGGAGCCCGTATAATTACAGCTCGACCGGCTGGTACAAGCTGGGCAGCAGATCTATAACGGTCAGCCACAACGCAGACGGCACAAAGAGCCTCGCATTGACAGCAGAATGGGATTGCGGGTTTGACAGTTCCTATACGCCCCGCCACCTCTCCCTGTCGGAGACTGTAACGCTGACTACTATCCCCAGAGCGTCCACGGCCACCGTTTCCGGCGATACGCTGGGGACGGCGCTGACCATCACCATCAAGAGAGCCAGCAGCGGATTTACACACCGGCTGTATTACACCTGCGGCCAGCTCAGCAAACAAACTATCGCCACTGGGATAGGAACGTCCTATAGCTGGACGCCGCCGGTGTCTCTGGCTCAGCAGGCCCCCAATGCCGCCACGGTGGCGGTGGCGCTGCTGGTAGAGACGTACAATGGGAGTACGTATGTAGGAGCATCTACCCTGCAGCTGTCGTTGGCTGTGCCAACGAATGTGGTGCCGTCGTTGACGGTGGCACTCAGTGATCCTACCAACGTAAGCACCACCTACGGCGGTTATGTGCAGCTGCGAAGTAAGCTCAAGGTGGCATTGACCGCATCCGGGGCGCAGGGGAGTACCATCAAGACGTACAGTGTCAAGGTGGGCAGTATCTACGCAGGAGCCTCCGCCACCGGCACTACGGACTACCTGCCGGATGCCGGGACGCTGACCGTCACCTGCTCTGTGACCGACAGCCGAGGCCGAACTACCACAAAAACTCAGAGCATTACGGTGCTGGCCTACGCACGCCCTACGGTCTCAGCCATCACGGCGGCCCGCTGCAATGCCAACGGCACGGCCAACCGGGCAGGGGTCTATGGCAAAGTGACGTTTTCCGGGGCCGTGACGTCGCTGGGCGCAAAGAATAGCGCCGCCTATGCGGTACAATATCGAGAAGTCGGCGCTGAAGATTGGACTACGGCAGAACGCCCGGCGGCGGGAGAGTATGCCCCCACGGACGTATCCGTAGTATTTGCGGCGGACAAGAGCAAACGCTACGAGGTGCGTGTGGTGGCGACGGATGCATGGGAGAGTGTAGGCTCCTCGCTGAGAGATCTGCCGGCGGCCTATGCACTCTACCATCTGGCAAAGCATCTGCTGTCTGTGGGGCTGGGCCGCCTCTGTGATAAGGCCAACGCCCTACAGGTAGGGCTATCCGCCTACTTCGACCGAGACGTGCAGATAGATGGCACGCTGGTGATAGGAGGGACAACGCTGCTAGATTATGCTCATCCGGTGGGGAGTGTATATATCTCTACTGCGGCCACCGACCCGGCCAATCTTTTTGGCGGCGGGACGTGGGAACGCATAAAGGATGTATTCCTGTTGGCTGCGGGTGATACATACGCAGCTGGGGCCAGCGGCGGAGAAGCAGCGCATACACTGACCGCAAATGAGATGCCGAGCCATACGCACAATCCGGCCAATCAAGCAGGGTACTACGGCTTTATCACCAACAGTCAGAAGGCGTTCGCCATAGGCGACATGGGATCGCAGAGCGGAAGCGGGAGATATTACCCCTACGCACCGGCGGACTTCGACATCAGTCGAAACACGGCGACCGGTGCGACCGGCGGCGGGAAGGCGCATAACAATATGCCGCCATATCTGACGGTGTATGCTTGGCGGCGAACAGCCTGATCGTCTCGCTGCAGGTCAGTGGGAAATGGCGGGTGTAAGGAGGTGATACCACCTTATAACATAGCTACACACAACGAGAGCAGCCCTGGAAGAGGGCGGAAAGTGAGGAATGAAAAATGCACGAAAACACAATTAAAGCAGTGCTGGCGGCGGCACTGGGGGCGCTGTGCTCCTATGCGCTTCAGCTGGTTATCCCGGTGCTGGTGCTGGTGGCGGTGATGTTGCTGGACTATGTTACAGGCATGGCCAAGGCGTATAGTTCCGGCCAGCTCAGCAGCCGTATCGGCCTGCTGGGCATCCTGAAAAAGCTGGGGTATCTGGTCATCGTCGGGGTGGCCGGCGTGGTGGACTGGTTGATCCGGTATGGCCTCGCCAGCGTAGGCGTGGAATTCAAGGCGGAGTTTTTGATTGCGGTCATTGTGATCGTCTGGCTGGTCATCAACGAATTGATCTCCATCCTGGAGAATGTGGCAGCACTTGGCGGTCCGGTACCGGAGTTTCTGCGGAAACTGATTCGGCGGCTGAAAGTAAATATCGAGCAGAAAACGGCTCAGCTGGAAGATGGTGATGACAATGCCTAAGGTGTATCTGTCCCCGGCGTATCACTACTGGAACCCCTGTGCCGTGGCGGGGTGTGACGAGACCACCCACAACAATCTCTATCTGGATGTGCTGGAGCCGCATCTGGCGGCCTGCGGCATCCAGTATAAGCGGGGCCCACGGCGGACTCCCAAGTCTGGTGAGGACGGAGACGCCCTGATGCTGCAGGCGGTGCGGGAATCCGATGCGTGGGGGGCTGACGTCCACTACGTCAGCCACACCAACGCCGCCAACGGCAGCGTCCGGGGTTACCGGCCCATGATCTATCCCGGTTCTACCGGCGGGCGGAAGCTGGCGGAGTGCATCCTGAAGTATCGCCGGAAAATCTACGACCAGCCCATCCAGCTGGAGGAA